TTCTGGTGGTTCAATCGTTTCTGCTTATGGCAGCAATGGCGCTGTTCCTACCTATTGCGGTTTAAGAGTTATCGTTTCTGACGATGTAGCTAAGACTGGTACTGGTGCATCCACTGAATATTCAACTTACTTCTTTACTGCTGGAGCTGTAGCTTCTGGTGAGCAAGCAGGTTTGAGTACTGAGACAGATAGAGACATCCTTGCTAAATCTGATGCAATGGCTGTCGATCTTCATTACACATATCACCCTGTTGGTACTAA